CTCAAATGGTGGTAGCCAGGTAAGCTCAAGCTCCTTATCGTTGCGGAAATTGACCACAACATCACCTGGCACATCGCCCTCGCGCAGCGCTTTTTGTGCTGCTCTCTTGTACGAGGCAATATCTGCTTCGGTCACAACACGGTCAAACGGTATTCGGTACGCATTGGTGTCGCCAACTAACTTTGGTTTTCTCAGGAAGCTGACAGCCACATCGGCTTGTCCGCCGAGTAATCCACGCAAACCACCGTGGAATGCAATTGCTTCCTGACTCCACTCGCTGATGACATCCGCGCCTTTCGCCGGATCTGCCATGATTCTGGTTACGATATTTGGATTGAATGCTCCATCCCACTCACCCACAAACCGGGTCGAATCCGGTGATAGCAAGCCCAACTGATGCGCCAATACATCCTGCCCTTGCGGGTTTGTGAATAGGTTCTGATGCATTGCGGTGTATGTCCGAACATCAGCGTCAGTGAGAACCCCCGCTTTAATCAGTTCCTTACTTGGTGCCGCCTCAGAGAATATATTTGCTGCCAACCATTGGTCCGCTGGGCCAAACTCATCAGTCAACGCAGCTACATCCACACCCATATCATCGGCCTTGTGCTTAACCCACCTGGACGCTTGCAACTGTTCGTGAGTCCAGTCACCGCGACCAGCAAGATTGCGTTCGTTTGCAAGTTCGACAGCCTGATCTTGCATTTTATCCATCCAACGATGGTTCGCCTCACCCGTGGCCTGAACGTCACCGAACCCCCAAGAATTAATATCTCGCACATCATGCACGCCTCGTGGCACAGAAAGACCGCGAACACTCATCGAGAACGGGCCTACCTTTAGTGCGTTTTCAGCAGCGAACGTACCCGTGTCCAGTATGCCTTGTACCGCTCTGTTTCGTGGTGCCATTCCTGCTGCCACTGGCAAACCAGTAGCATGCTGATTAAATGCCCTGACCTGGGCAAGCCTGTTTGCTTCAAGTGTTGCGCGCGGTGAAAGCTCACCAATAACGGCTGCTAAACGATCTGCAGCACCTGGTCTGGCACCGCCAACATTTCCAACATCGCGGTTAATTCGTCTGGCCGTGTTGCTATACCAAAACGCACCGGCAGCACCCAATTCTGCCTCACTCAGGTAGTTATCAATGACTCTTTGTTCATCAGCGGGTGTTTTCACATGTGCCGGCGCACCTGGAATCCTGCCGCCCCTACCCCTTGTGGTTGGTCTGATCAACTCCCTCGGTGCCGGCGCATGCTCAGGGAAATTAACCCTGCCCAGATCATCAGCATCTCTGGTGCCAACACGGTCAAGACTGAAAATCTCGGACCGATCAAATGTCTCAGGTATTGGTGTTGCCCCTGGCCGGGTCGGTGTGGGTACATCTAAGGGGGCAATGCCTTCATCTGCGCCTCTCGGTAGCGCACCTATGCCCTGGTCGATATCCTTGCCTTTACCCACCTTGCGCGCTGACAGGGCAGCTTTCGCGATTTTTCCGGCCACACCAGGCGCTTTAAACACAGATCCTACAACACCACCAACGGGACCCGCTGCGTAAAACATATCTCCTAAAGATCCCAGTCCCTGGGCAATCGCCTCCAAGTACCCCCAACCACCTCGCTCCCAGTTTTCGGCAGCGCTGAGCATTTTTTCACCATCCAGCATGTATGCTGGCAAATCCTGTAATTTAAGTCCCTCAGGAGGGGGAATAACCATTCCACCGGATAAGTCTAAGCTTGCCATCCCAGGCGCAAACTGTGCGGCTCCCCAAGCGGCTTGCGCTTCGGTAGGCATCATCTTGGCGGCCTCACGTTGAACTTGGGCCTCCCATAACATGCGCTCTTCTTCGCGCCGAGCTTGCTCAGCAAAGAAATCTTTTATCCCTTCTAGGAACCCGCCGTCTTTTATCTCAGTCATAATTATATTATTAAACCCTAGGACTATATTTGCAACGATACTCGCCCCAGTTGCGCCTCAGTACCTCAAACCAATGGTCCAGGGAAACCACACAATTAAAATAAGGGTCTACCTCCCATTCGGGATTTATAGCATGCATCGGCAAACAAACCTGTATTGGCTTCCGATTGTACCTAAAAATCAACACGGGTATTTTTTCACCAGCGGCCTCGACGGTCTGCTTTAACCATTCCGGTTTATAAGCCCACCCGTCTTTATAATGTTTGCACTCGACCGCGTGAAATGGGATATCAATGTCGGTGAGGTCCGCAAGTTGATATTGATCCAGGTTGCGTTTACAACTGAAGGAGATCCCTTCAGATTCAAAGAAATTATTGATCTCTTTTACAATGGCCCTTTCAAACGTAGCGCCTTTTGTGCGACTCAATGCTGACATGGAAAATTAGTATACCATCTAAGTGGCGCGAAACTAGGTGCGGTTGTGACGATGTGACGGTTGTGACGATGGTTCGGCATCTTTCTAATATATACTAGTTTTTAATCCCTAGAAGAAAAATACGGAACATGCGTCACAACCGTCACATTGTGACGATGTGACGGTTGTGACGATGGTTCGGTATCTTTCTAATATATACTAGTTTTTAGTCCCTAGAAGAAAAATACGGAACATGCGTCACAACCGTCACATCGTCACATCTCGTCACATCGAGCCCATGAGGTGCGGGAATTACGGTACAGAATTTTGGTTATTCAGTGCGGTGAACCCAGTTTAAACCTTCCCGCCGCAGCGCCAGCTAAATATGGGGGTGTCGGGTCAAAAAAATACCGCGAAATCTCAGAAAAAACCAGATCCAAGGGACTCCTATTCACAAGGGTTCCCACGGCCTCTCCCTGACTCGGCACCTATCTTATTGAATAATAACGCTTTTAATACTTGTACTCTCAGATATACCCCCAAATGTACCCCCCAGTCAGTGTACAGGGTACAGCTACAAAAGATATTCCTAATTGCTCTTCAGTGACCTACCTGCCCACTGCGGTCACTGAGAGCTGCATTGATGCGCGCCAGCTGTTTTGCGAGAAAGCCAGCAATATCAATGGCTTACGAGATTTCTTGATTTTTTTCAGGATTTTCGGGGCCTGGGCCGGCTGGCGAAGCTAGGACGCGGTTAAGCTCATCAGAAGTCCTTCTCTAGCTTGTCTGAGCTTTCAGCTCCCAAAAGCTTAGACAATCGATCCTTGATATCTTCCTTCGTCATGGTCTCCAGGTTGGCATTGATATTAATGTTCTGGGATCTATTAACCGACAGGCCGGCGAGCTGGTTGAGTTCTTTGATTGCTGATACAGCTGCATTAAAGTGCCCGTTAGCAAATGCAGTCTCGGTGATCTTCCACAGCATTGTGCCGGTCTTCTGCGGAGTGATTGCATACTTCTCTGCCAGCTCATCCTGGCGGATGCGCACTGCCCTGGTCACCTTGGGGAAGTTCTTGCCGTTGAGCATCTTGCTCGCTGAGTTAGCTGGAAACTCAAACCCGGACTTGCGAGCTGCTTCAGTCTGGCTGCACGCACCTTCGGTGTAGTGCCAAACAAAGCTAGCTTGCATTGCAGTTAGCCCATGCTCCTCATCCTTCTCAAAGGTATCAGGAACCGACACGAGCATTGGCTTTTCTTTCTTAGGTCTGCTCACTATGTTCCGGCATTCTTCATAAATTGTTTAAACACTTGTCTACCTTCTTCCTTGGTATATAACCTTTCGTTATAATCTGATCTTTCTTCACAGTTCATGTTATACCATCTCGCAAAGTTAGTCTCGTAGCTCTGGCTGCGATCATAAACAAACCTATCTTCTCCCATCTTCTCCTCCACAGGGGGTAGTGTACATATCCTCAACTTAGTACGGTATTGCGCCCCTATAACCGGTGTTTTTATGTGTTGGGCCCCTTATATAATATTTCTTATATATAAGGGTTATACACTGTATATAGTAAGGAACCCAGTAAACATAAGGGTTTGAGCACAGGTAACAGCCAAGTGTTAGGTAACAGTGAATCACAGCACGACTGCACAAATGTATGTTCCCAGCTTTTTGCCCAGTGCTGGCACAAACCATTCCGCCCTAAAAACAGGGTCGCATTT